TTTTTCGGTTTCTGAAATTGTTTTTTCCATTGTATCAGCAACTGTATCAGCAACTGTATCAGCAACTGTATCAGCAACTGTATCAGCAACTGTATCAGCAACTGTATCAGCAACTGTATAAGACATTGTTATATTGTTGAAATATATAAAATAAAATCAATTTTTTAAAAAATATAATTTGGTATATAACAATCTTTTATATTTTTTTGATTTATTTTAAAACGATTTGAAAATATATATTTCTCTTTAAATTCATTTGAATTGAAATATGTACATAATTTTTCTAAATCTACTTTATTTTCATTTTTAGGTAAAATCATTAATAAATTACCTCCGAAATAATCTACTTTCGACTTAAAACATATATTTGTTTTTCTGCTTAAATTATGTATATACAAACATTCCTTATTCTTATTTTTTTCAATCATTTTTATATTACGCGGTAATCCAAATTCAAACCAATTATTTTCATTTATTTTTCGAATCTTCCTTTTACATAATTTTTCTTTATTTTCTAATAAATAATTATTTAAATTAATATTACTTGTTGGAAAATTATCTATAAATATATATTTATCTTTATTTGTTTCATCATTTATCATCTCTATGTTACCATATGTTTCGTTTTTTAAAATACTTTCATTGCCACTTACCATTCCAACATAAACATTCAAATAATCTTCAAATTTATCATAATTTTCATTTATTTCTTTCTCAAACGTCAATGTACCATTGTTCATTACACAATTTAATTTTTCGTCATTATAATTAATTTTTAAATCTATGTTTTTTGTTTTTTGATACCTAAATATTAATACATCTACTGATGCTTCTTCAAATAAATTCTCATTATGTGGATGATATATATCCGTAAAATTACCATGACCCATCATTTCTATTATTAATTTAGACGCACTTGTCAGTTTAAAAAAATCAGAAGGTATTATAAAAATTAATTCCCCTTCATCATCCAATAATTCATAACATCTTTCTATAAATTCAATATATAAATTTTTACCTTTTTTCTTAACATATGGTGGATTTCCTATTATTGTTTTATATTTGTCATCAAATATTAAATCTAGAAAGTTACCATGTGTTATTGGTTCTTCGACTAATGATGGTAATATTTTTAATTTTTTATCTATTTCAACCATTTTAAATTTTTGTAAATGTTTTCTTTTTTTAAAAAAATCAACTATATGTCCTTGTCCTACTGATGGTTCTAATATATATTCTGCTTTATTTTTATGAAATTCATATAATTTTTCAAGTAATACTTTATTTTTTGTAAAATATTGTCCTAGCTTTTTACTCATTTTAAACTATTATATATATATATTAATTAACTTTTAATATACTATTTTTATAAAAAATACCTAAAATCTATCTTTACAACTTTACAAATATTATACAATCTCTAAAGATAATCATCTTTTTTGTAATCTAAGACGAAAATTATTGTTCTCTTCTTGTAAATAAATAATATGTTGTCTAAGTTCTTTATTACTAGTTATTTGAATATTTAAATTATTTTCAAGATTATCATTTTGTTCTTTTAATTCAATATTTAAATTATTTTTAAGAATATAATTTTGTTCTAATTCTGTATGCCCTTCTGATTCTATTAAAAAACAATTACTAATTGTTTTTTCTATTTTCTCATTTTGCTCAATAATTTTCTTGATTAATCTATTGGTAAGAATTTTTTGATTGTGTTTTAAACTTTTAAATCTCAATTTTTCATTTTTAATTTCCTCTAGATGTACTTCATTTAGTTTATCAATTTCTTTCTGAAGAGTTTTTTTTAGTTCTTCAATTTCTTTTTGGCTATCTACCTTACTTCCTTCATTTTGACTTACAGGAATAATAAATTCAGGTGCATTTGCATTTAACTGCATATTATGAATCCTTTTATAATATAAATACAATGCATCAATTTTTTAATCTATATATTCACCTTTTAAATATTAAGATATGGAAAAGATTTTATTTTTTATTCATTTACACAACCATTTTTACCTTAATTTGAGGATGGTGTTCATAATTATGTAGTTTAAAATCATCCATTACATAATCATTTATATTTTCCCTCTTATTTACTATCTCTAAACTAGGAAATTCATAAGGCTTCCTTTCAATTTGTACTTTGGCATCCTCAATATGCTCCTCATATATGTGACAATTACCCATATAATATATAAACTCATGTGGTTCTAAATCACAATGTTTCGCAATTAAATGTGTTAAAAATGAATAACTTGCTATATTGAACGGACTTCCACATATTTCATCAATAGAACGTTGATACATTGTACATGATAATTTATTACCCTTTGTCACATGAAACTGAAACATTACATGACATGGTGGCAATGCCATATCATTTAATTGACACGGATTCCACGCACTTACAATCATCCGCCTTGATGTCCTTTTTTCAGGGTCTTTTAATGTATCTATCACTTCTTGTAATTGATCAATCCCTTTATATGAATAATCATGATTACATGTATCATAATGTGCATTAAAATTTCTCCATTGAAATCCATAAATCGGTCCCAAATCTCCTTCTGAATAAAACTTTAAACCTCTTGAATCTAAAAATTCCCTTGATGAATTTCCATCCCATATATGTACATTTTGTTCAGTTAATATTTTATTACTTGTTTGTCCCTTAATAAACCATAATAATTCTTTTAAACATGTTTTCCATGCAGTCTTTTTTGTTGTTAAAATCGGTATTTTATTGTTTTCTAATGAAAAATGCATACAACTTCCAATAGTTACTAATGTATTTCCATTTCTACCTTTTTCAATAGTTCCTTCATTTAAAATATCTTTAATTAAATTTATATATTGATATTCTTCATGATACTCATTGTTTAAATCTAAATCTTTGTGTTTATTTGATTTTAATATATTTTTTAACATATATACTAGTATTAATTGTTTTTTAAATATCTAATTTTTAAATATAAATGCCTTATTTTGAAAACGCACATCTACTTTTTATTCATATTCCTAAAACAGGCGGAAGTAATATTGAAAATTTCTTCATGACCTATCTATCCCAAAAACCTACTATTAATCAACTTTTATCAAATAATCTAGATTTAAAAATAAATAACCATTCACTTCAACATATGACATATCAAGAATTTTATAATAATAAAGACTTTTTTAATCTCCACTTCGACATAAAAATAAAAATATTAACAGTTGTAAGGAACCCTTATAACAGAATTATATCAGATTTATTTTATTTAAAATTTGCTACAAAAAATAATAATAAAGATGAAATACAAGAAATTATTAAAAAATATTTAAATAATAATCATTTATACGATAATCATAAATTAGAACAATATAAATTTTTAATTGATAATGATAATAATATCAATAACAATATCATTATTTTAAATTCTGAAACATTAAATGACCAAATGAATAAATTAGGATTTCCTGAATTTTCAAATTTTTGTAATCAGATGAATACAAAAATAACAAAAGATTATTATGAATATTTAAATGAAACATCAATAAAAATGATTAATGAATATTATAAAAAAGATTTTGAATATTTTAATTATGAAATGCTTTAGACTAATTCTTCTAATCCTTCCATAAAATCCTTTTTAATTGACCACCCTAAATTTTTAACTTTTTCATTACTTATATAATATCTTTTATCATTAAATGGTCTGTCTTCTATATATTCAATCCATTCATTATAATCATCTGTATTTTTTATTAATTTAATTAATATTTGTGCGATTTCTAATACAGTATATTCTTTATCTTCATCACTACCAATATTATAAATTTCACCTATTTTACCATTTTCTAATATTGACTCCAAAGCACTTGCTACATCAGTAGCATGTAAAAATGCTCTTATATTACTTCCGTCTCCTTGAATTGTTACCTTTTTATCTTCTTTCAATAATTCAATAAATCTAGGAATTAATTTTTCTGGATATTGATTTTTACCATATACATTATTCCCTCTTGTAATTATAATCGGCATGTTAAATGAAATTCTGTATGATCCAGCAATTAATTCTGCTCCAGCCTTAGTAGCAGCATATGGATTAGTTGGACATAATATTGATTGCTCGTTTTTCTTTTCTTCGTCTTCAGAAAATAATGATTCTCCATATACTTCATCTGTTGAAATATGAATAAATTTTGTAATTTTATTGTATATTCTTGATGCCTCTAATAAAGTATGTGTGCCTAATATATTGTCGTTTGTATATTTAAAGGAATCGCTAAATGAATCTTGAACATGTGATTGAGCAGCAAAATGAATAATTGTGTCAATTTCATATATTGATAAAATATGATTCAATAAATCAAATGAACAAAGATTACCCTTAATTAATTTATATCTATCTGAATTACGAATTTCTTCTATAATATTTTTTTCATCCGCACAATAATACATTGCATCTAAATTATATATATTTATTTCCTCATTTTTATAAAAATAATAGTTGATAAAATTTGAGCCAATAAATCCACATCCTCCAGTCACTAATAAATTCTTCATTATATTTATTATAAAAAAAAAATATAATTAAATAAAACAAATTTAAATAATAAACTATAATTAATAAATAATGTTCCAATTAAATATTTATAAATTATTCAATAATGACTTAAAAAAATTAAGTAATAATCATATGCAGATTCATTGGAAGACAATTGGTAAAAAAGAAAATAGAATATCAAATGTAAGTCATTTTTTCAAAAAATACCCAAATTTTAAAATTAATCTATATAAAGAAAAATATCCAGAAATTAAAAATTACGATGATATTATTATTATGGCTCATTATCATCACAATAATTCTAAAGAATTAACAGTAAATTATCATGATAATATAAATAAAACAAATGAAACAAATGAAACAAATGATTTTAATAATTACATCGAAACATATTTAACTGATTATTATAAATACGATTATGATTATTGTATAATTTTATTTGATTACTGTGAAAATATTAATATTAATGACATTAAATTTGACAAAAAAGTATATTTATTTACAAATAAAAATTATGAAATAGAAAATGATAATATAATTATTCATAAAATTAATTTTGATATTTTTGCTATCCATGATTTAATTTTAAATATTAAAAGTGATTATTTTTTATTTCTAAAAAATCTACA